TCGCTACTCACCTTGCCTATTTAAGGGCATGTTGCCCGCCAAGGCGGCCTAAGCCGCCCAAGTGCACCCTGCATATTCGGTCACCTTATAGTTATCATAGAAACTTGCCCAGCACTTAACCGCCGGTCTAAGGCACTCGTCGAATATTCGCTGCATTGGTCCTGCCAAATGCTGCAGAGTCGTAAGTGATCTCAGATAGCTCTCACACTCAAGTTGCGTTGCAATTGAAATTCCATACATCTGCTCAAACAAATAACGTGTGTGATCACTACGTCTAGCCCTCGCAGCTAGCACATGACTAGAAAGAACCGTTCGCTCTTTGACTCCTTCAAAGATTGGGTCTTCCCAGTAATCTGATTCGAAAATAGGATTAGCTCCTTCAGTAACTCTAAGAGCATAATCGGCCAATTCTGTTAAAATTGGGCATCCCGGACATTCATATGCCAATGAAAAAGCTTTTGCTCTAAGTAGCTGAAGCATTTTTGCATTGGATCCATTCATTTGCATGGATGATGTCCAACCAAAATTCAAAATTGTGGTTAAAGGATCTACTAACATTACTCTATCTTCGGATGCATAAATGATTCCACAGAATCCTGCAGAACCCAACATTTGGGACGATTGCTGTTTGACAATGAAACCTAATTTCCTGGTTTCCTCTATGGGCACGTTCGAAGCAGACGAGAATAATCCATCATCTCCTTCAACCACACCTCCATAGAGCGTTGCGCCCACTTCATGAGAAATAAAAGAAAGCAAAAGCATATTACTAATACCATTCCCCAATGAAGTCACCATTTCCCCAGACATCCTCCTGCCTTTTACCTTGAAATAGACACCTCTTTTTGTAGTGCATCTATTCCAACCTGTCAAAAGCCTAAAATTATGCATTTGATCTGGGTAATTCCTCAACATGTACGCGTAGAACTGGAGTTCCGCGCATTCCATAAACTCTGATGAAAACGAACATTCGAAAGAACTGTAGTCTGTCGTCTTATACACAGCACCAGTGCGCTGACACAGACGTTCGATGTAGTCTATACGTTTCCACATAGGTACATGTTTTATCAATTTGATACAAAAACTATGATCGTTGGAATAAACGACCTCTTCTAGTATTTTGGCAGCCGGACCTAATGAGATCTTGACAGTATCTTGCATTGCGTTTATCAAACGCGGATACTTAAGTTCTTCATACCTCTCATTCTTGACAAACGTTTTTGCCGTACGATCCCACTGGCAGAGTTT